ATGCTCAAATAAATGTTCATATAACGGCGGATCAGGTTCAATGTTTACAGTTTCTGTTTCGCCATCCCCCCAGTCTATAGTAACTATCTGATCTGGGTCAGGTTCTGGGTTCTCCCAAGATAAAGTTACTTCGACTGTATCACCTTCGAAAATGGGCTCTTCATTGTGTACAGTAATTTCAATATCGGTAGCGGCCATCGTCACCCCCTATCATACTACATTTATAACCACTGACCCAGAGTCGAATTGAATCCCATCGCCGTCGAATATTTTCCTCGAGTCATCCAGTTCTAATGCATAAAACAAATTGCCGCCCGTACTAGAATCCCACAGACCAACATGCGTTATGTCGCCCCAGTCTCCATCATCAGCCGAGAATAACATAGGATCTGGTGATGTTATGGCGTACGATCCGTTACCAGTCTGCGAGAACGACGCAACTTCTATCCTGGAATACCCAGTCCCGGATGGTGGTTCTGACAACGAAGAATTATTCGATCCTGGCGATCTGCCAAGACCACAATACAATGCCGACGGTATGGAGAACGAACCATCTCTGAATATAAAGTCAATAAGATTGTTTCTTAAATGCAGTCCAAAAGCTCCCTCCATCGTTATCTTCAAATCATTCTCAAGAATCCTAAATATTGCGCTCGTCGCTATGAATCTAGGTCTTGGGAATTCAAACCAACTTACCATGTCCCCAGATATATCTGAAGTGAATAAAGCAGCATATCTTACCGTGCCCCAATCCGCTAGAGCCGGGTCCCATACAATATCCGAAACATTGCTTGATTCGCCATTGGACGGTGAAGTTAAATCTGCCGGATTTAATTGTTTCCTTTCATATCCAGATCCCGACACCTCATCATAATTCTGCCCAGCAGCCGACAATTCTTTCAGCAGTGCCACATACAAAGGACTCACATTGGAGTACGGTGACACACCAAGTGTGTGCCTTGCAATTTGTTCTCTTAATTGATATGAAAGACCCATTTATGACACCGTAAAAAAGAATTCGCCACTCACTCGCGAAGTACCATCTGGCATATTTATGATTATTCTATATTTATACGTACCCTTAAAGAACTTGCAAGTGTCGATGTTGTGGCTTACAACCCATGGATTAGACCTAAACGACCCCTGTCTTATTTTCAGTGAACATTTAGCACTATCTACTACTAATTCATCATGTTCAGTCCATATCGATATTCGTGGTTCGACAAATGGAATTAGTGGTGCCACTAAATTGTAATTATAATCATATAAGGGCAACGGCATAATACCGACTTCAAGCGGCCTGTTCTCTGGCTTCCTGAATTTAATATCAAGTGGTTCGAATCCAAACCGCACAGTTTGGAGGCCACCATCGACGTACCAACTATCTGGATATATCCAAAATCTATTGCATTTTTCTATCAATTTATTAGTTGCTTGAGATAAATCAGTGGCACCCGGATCGGTGGAGAAGAAATACCATACATCAAAATATATATCAGGAACCGAAATATCATTCGGCACATCCCACACTAATCTGAATTTTCCGTCGTCAGATTCATATTCAGCATTGGTATCCCCATCCGCATCATCTTTAATAGGCGGACAGTTTACCTTGGCGGACTGTACCGCAGGAGGTCTGATCAATGGAGATGGATACTCAGTAGAGTCTGGGCTGGATATATCGACAGCATCTATTATATTATCATCCGCAACTTTTCCCTTAAATATTTCTACTCTATATATCGCCCACGGATCAGTGCGTTTCCCACCCAAATAAAAAGTCGCATCTAACGCGACTTTCTGACCCCTTCTTGCCGAAATCCTATTGAATAATTCCATACCATATCCTCGTAACATATATTTGAATAACTCATATCTATTTCTTAGATGCCTTTGGGACACGCGGTTTGGATGGCTTAGAAGTACCTTTAGATGCCTTCTGCTTCCTCTCTTGCTCTTCGTTATGTTTCTTTATTCTTTCTACCCACCATTTTCTGTCCTCTGCGGTAAGCAAAGAACACTCCTGGAGACTCATATTTCCATGAGTCTTCAAAGCGAATAATTGCTCTAATATATGGTAATACTCGTTGTCTAGTTCATCAGGATTGTGTCTGGCGCGACGGACGAAAAAACGCCTCAGTTATAGGCAACTCCGTTCGTATCTCATTCTGACACTCTGGGCAATCAACTATAATAGAAGTATCAATGCCTGGAGCATTCTCACGCATGAATTCTCTAATAGTTGAAGTATCCTTGCTATGCATCTTATCTACAATGGCTTTAATCTTGATGCTATCCTTCTCTTCGCCATTGAGTCCTTCCCCTCCAATAGAAACAATTAACAAAGACAAGTTGTCGGTGATCGATTGATCTATTTCAACTTCTTTTTGGGCTCGTTTCTGGACGACGTTACCAGCCCTGACCCTCTTGTTAAATCTCTGTCTATTGGCAATATGTGATGAATCCTTGCCCCTCATAAAACGGACTTTAGCCCATACCGTTTTGCTCATAACCTTACTTAAGTACGGCAAGGTTATTTTGAATGGCTCGGTTCCCAGTTCTTCCTTCGGATACTGTATAGTATTGGCCAATTCATTGAGGTCATAGACATGGCTGCTATTAGAATTACAATGTGGACATTTCATTGTAAATTCATAAATATTGCCATGGGTGATACCACGAAGATAATATAAGAGGAATACTCTGTCGCCAGTGAGCAACTCAGACTGATCGAATCCGCTTGGAAGGTCTACACAATTTTCAAATAAATAATCTATGGATTGACCCGTTTGCGCCAGTCTTTGAGTAGTCATTATCTTCTCGGCAGCTATACTCATAGGCCGAACTCTGACTACGCCGCCAGGAACTTTATCTCCATAATATATTCCTTTGCTTGGTAGAGTAACTTCCTCCCATGGAAGAAAGTCCTCCTCAGACATAGAAATTATCTTTTGGGTCAGGTCTTGCGCCGTTGTTATTTCGGACCCGGCTTGTTTCTGCGGCTGCAACTTCTGCTTTGGCTCCTCCTTCGGCTTATCCTTGTCCTTAGGAGTTGAGTCGGCACCCACATCAATTTCTTTTTCATTCTGCTCGTGATTCTCTGACATTAAGCATCTCCAATTCTGAATGGTTAATCATAAAATACTTATAATTCAAGTCCAACCCAAATGCACTGTCTCTGTCATAATGAGCCTCATATATGTCAATTCCCACCACATCTAGAATATTTAATCCAAGAATGCCATAACATATTATCAATAACACTGATTCAACTAGTTTACCTATTCCAAGAAGTGTTGACATTTTATTGTTCAACTTGTTCGGATTCGGCCCAAGTATAAGATAAGACAATGTCTATATTCAATATGCCACTATTCTCATACGTTAGGTTAGAATACTTAAGCGACTTTATCCAACTATTAATTAACCGCCATGAGTATGCTAGAGTATTATCTAAGAAATATACATTGATTAACGTCTCGGCCATGTAACTATTGGCATGTCGTATACCTTCATTAGGGTTCCATACGCCTTCATAGAGTTCTTGCAATCTGGGCAACAGCCCATTGGTATCATAGAATGATAAACTAACATCTCTCCACTGTATTGACTTGGCAAAATTGTATTCTGCGTGGCCGGTAGCTACGTCTTCAGTGCTCACCTCGAATGATGGTAACGTACATTCCCTAAGATACACCAATGCTTCGTCTACCTGCTCACCCGCCAAAAGAGACATATCCCATGTGTATATATAAATCAAATCCTTAGGCAAAGGCACTTGACCTTCGTCCAACCTTTGCCTATCAGTTATTTTAAACCCAGGCATCACACAAACTCCTCTGCCTGGTCATAATGAAATGTGATTCTAGTAGTCGCCAAACTACTCTCTTCATATGTTAATTCGCCGGGTCTGATGTTACTCGGCCAGACATTATATAATTTATATCTATGCATTACTCCGGCATCATCACCTCTGCCATCAAGCATTTCGATCAGGCATGTATGAGCCTTATAATTTCTATTAAGAGTATTTGTATCAGTATCGACAACTGAAGTATTAGGATCCATCGCCCAATAATTAAACAATTCGCTGGCCGTAGTCGCTGGAAGACCTTCGACTATCTCATACAATACTACATCAATAGGATTCCACCTATGCTTACCAGCTATCCACGCCATGGTCTGGCGATTATGGAATTCATCCACATTTATTTCCACGCTAGGGCGTTCTGCGGATTGCGCATACATCACGACATCATTAAATGCGCCAATTGCATCAAATGACAATCGCCATCTGTGAACTCTAGATACTTCAACAGCAGCGCTCGGCCCAACTCCCTCATTGTTGATACGGAAACCGGGCATTGACAATCTCTATTCTGTTGTATCACACCACTCGTTTAGCTCTATCAAATCTGAATTCAACTTCAATAAGTTGCAAATCAGTTTCAGCATAATCAAGCTCACCCCAGTTCAATTGCTGGGGCCATCCATTATATATTTCCCAGGTTTCGGTGGCGTTGCCGAGGCCATTCCTCATCTGGAGCATCGAAGTCGTAGCCTTGTACTGATTTGGAGCCCTCATTTGCATTGCAGTTTCGCCGCTAAAGCTGAGGCATATTTCCATCCAATCCCACATAGCGGCGGACACATCTGGGTCCTGCTCGACATCGTACCATTGGAGGCTAATGGGCTCCCACTCATGTTTACCAGCAAAATACACCCGCTCTTGATTGTGGTGCATTTCCGGCTGTTCGAATTCAACACTTGGTCTTGATGCCTCTTTCAAGACAAGCAAAACGTCGCTACTAAGATGGGTTGTAGATTCAAACAACCATCTATGAGTACGTCTAACTTCTGCAAGTGAGTTAGGCCCAACACCTTCACCATTTATGACGAATCCTGGCATTGATCTGCTCCTTATTCTATACTATATTTGTTTGCGGCACCTGTCTGCGCTATATTTGACGAAAATTTGATTTTTTCGCACCGGGCAGCAGCAGTATTGCACACACATGAGCAGCCTAAAATGTCCAGAATGTGGCCGCGAAATACAGAGCAAGTCCGGTCTGTCTCTGCATTTAAAAAAATGCAATAAACCCAAACCAGAAAAAACGTCATACGCCCCCAATCATGCACCGGCAGCCAATAGAGCACCATCATCTCTTGATGAATGGGTACGCACGTATTATATGAAATATAATCACTTAGGCTATGCTGATATGATAGACCATATATCAACCGTATTCAAATTAAGCGCATTCGTAAAATATAAGAAATGGAAGTTGCATGATATGCTGTCGAAATTGGAATCAATGGTGAAAGGCAAATAAATGATCATAAAGATAATTAAATTATGTAATGGTGATGATA